GACCAATACCAAGTCTAACCCCTACTCCAACAATTACTCCAAGTATATCAATTACACCTAGTATAACACCAAGTATATCAGTTACACCAAGTGTAACCCCATCTATATCAATTACACCAAGTATAACTCCTAGTATATCTATTTTACCTAGCATAACACCAAGCATAACACCATCTATTACACCATCACCACCATCAGTTTATGGAGGTAGTATAGATTTTGGTAATGAATATGGTAGATATGCTATTACACAACTAGCTAATTCTGACTATTCCTTAGGATATAATGATTTTACAATTGAATGGTTCCAAAAACTAAGCACAATCGCCTCTGCTAATGGAGCAATAATCCCATTCTGTATTTATAATTCAAATACCGATTTCTTAAACTTTTCTATGGTTGATTATAATTCTAATATATTATTTCAATTAGAACAAATTATAGCTGGTGCTGGACTTGGCACATCTTTTGTTACCTCAGTGCCTTCTACAATATTACTTGATTGGACTCATATAGCTATTGTTAGAACATCAACAACTTTTAATATATATGTTAATGGTACTCTCGTAAATCCTGGAAATAGTATAGGAAATGCAAATCTACAACCATTATTATCCAAATTATCTCTTGGAAATCTAGGAGAATACTTTCCATTAAGCTACAGATTCCCAGGAAAAATAACCAACTTTAATTTTGTTAATGGAACAGCATTATATACTGGCACAGCTATCACACCACCAACATTCCCAATAACACCATCAGTCGATACTAAATTGTTACTATTAGCTACTGATAATGCTGGATTAGTAGCGGATTCAAGCGGATTAAACATAACTGTTAATAATGTTAACGGATTAACTTGGAGTTCTGATAATCCTTTTTAAAAACATTTGGCTCCCTCAAATATATTTATTATAATGAAACATAAATTAATCACATATGTTTAAAAAATTTAAAGAAATATCATCAGCTTGGATAACAGCAGCTAATCCAACGCTAGAAGAAAAAAAATTAGCAGAAAATAGAGCTGCTGTATGTAATGGATGTGAGTTTCGTAAAAAAAATACAACAGTAATAGATTTTTATTACTGTGGATTATGTGGATGCCCATTAAATAAGAAAATATTCTCACCAATAGACTTAAAAACAAACCCTTGCCCAGAAAGCAAATGGGATAAATAAATAATTAATTAAAAACCAACGTTATGTTAAAAGGAAACGCAGAAACACAAACACAATCATTAGATCAATTAACAGTAGAAGAATTAGCAGAATTTAAAAGTGTCCATGAAGGATATCAAAAAGCCTTATTCGATTTAGGAATAGTGGTTCTTAATCTTGAAGAAGCTAAGAAAAAAATAGACGAATTAAATGGAAATAGAATCGATTTAATCAGCTACATTCAAGAAGTTAATGAAAAACGTTTAGTATTAACCGCTAAATTGGGTGAAAAATATGGTGATAGACAAGTTGATCTAGAAACAGGCGAACTTAAATAAACCTATTTTAGGTTTGTAAGGGTTTTAGAATATTTATCATTAGAACAACCCTAATACAATTTAAAATAACAACATAAAATGGCAGAAGCAATTATCTCTCCTGGTGTATATACCAATGAAAACGACCAGAGCGCAGTAACACAAGGCCCTATTGAAGCTGGTGCAGCTATCATTGGACCAACGGTTAACGGTATTCCTTATGTTCCAACATTAGTCACTTCATATAGTGAATATGTTGCGAAATTTGGAACTACTTTTAGCAATGGAGCAAGTGGCTCTATGGAATATTTTACCTCATTAACAGCTAAAAATTATTTCGATAATGGAGGTACAACTCTATTAATAACAAGAATCACACACCAAGGAACAGGTTCGGCATTAGAATCATTTGCCTCTGCAAGTATTCCTTTAACAGGTCTAAATGCAACTTCTTCTATGAGTGTTGCTGGTTTACATGCAGATGATGGAGGTTCAGGAAATATATTCTTTATATTAACTGGTTCTGCTGCGGGTACATCAACAGCTGTTTCTTATGGTAAATTTATAATGACAGGTAGTACTACATTAATTGATGCTGCTCCAATATATTTCGTTACAACAGGATCAACAGCTACAGCTACAGCAAATAATATTACAGCTAAAATTAATTCATTACAATCTACATTTAGAACAGCTGCAACTTCATCTACAACAGATTTAGCAGTAACTGCTAGTGTATATGAAAATGAATCATTAGGAAATTCATTTAGAATATTATCATCAAGTATTACTAACAACTTTGCTGGTGGTGCTAACGGTACTCAATGTTTTGAAGTTGAAACATTAGCTTGGGGTGCTCAAATGAACAACTCAGGTTCAATATTATCTTCAGGTGCTTTAGTAAGCGGTAGTGCTACTAACGTACGTTGGCAAGTTCAAAACGTAAATACTACACAAGGTACATTTACATTAATTGTAAGAAGCGGTAACGATAACGATGCTCAACCAAACGTTCTTGAAACATGGACTAACTTATCATTAGATGTTAACCAACCAAACTATATTGCTAGAGTAATTGGTAACACTAAACCAGTTTATACTTACTCAATAGCAGATGGTCAAGGATATATTGATTATAGTGGTGATTTTCCAAATGCATCAAGATACATTAGAATTGCAACAGTAACACAAGCTCAATTTGGTACATTCGATAATAACGGATTATACCAATCAGCACTATTTAGTGGAAGTCTACCAGCAAATGGAGACGGAGGTTTAGCAGGTGCATTTAATGGTGGATTAATAGATACTACATTACCAAGATTCATGTATGAAAATATTATTAGTGGTGTAACAAATACTCAAGGATTTACAACAGAAGATTACTTCCCAGCAATTAATTTATTAAATAATTCAGACGAATATATATTCAACATACTAATAACTCCTGGTCTATTCTTAGCCGGTGGAAATTCAAATATTAATATTGGTGCTAACGGTGCTGATCCAATCGCATTGTGTGAAGGAAGAGCAGATGCTTTAGCAGTAATTGACCCTGTTCCTTATGGTGGTACAGTTACAAGTGCTAAAACAGCAGCAAATGCTTCAAACTCTAGCTACGGTGCTACATACTGGCCATGGTGTCAAATATTCAGCTCAGCAATGGGTAGATTAGTATGGGTTCCAGCTTCAGTATTAATGGGTGGTGTATTTGCCTTTACAGATCAAGTAGCAGCTCCATGGTTCGCTCCAGCAGGTATTACTAGAGGTGGTATTCCAAATGTAGTAAAAGTTGAAAGAAAATTATCATTAAGTGATAGAAACAATTTATACTTAGATAATGTAAACCCATTAGCTACATTCCCTGGAAACGGTGTTGTAGTATTTGGTCAGAAAACATTACAACAAAAAGCAACTGCTTTAGATAGAGTAAATGTTAGAAGATTATTAATTGCCTTAAAAGGATATATTAGTGGTGTATCTCGTTCATTAGTATTTGAACAAAATACAGCGGTTACAAGAAACAAATTCTTAAACCAAGTAAACCCATACTTAGACTCAGTAGTACAAAGACAAGGTTTATACGCGTTTAAAGTAATTATGGATGAATCAAATAACACACCAAGTGTTGTAGATAGAAACCAATTAGTAGGTCAAATTTACATCCAACCAACTAAAACTGCTGAATTCGTAATATTAGATTTCACAATTTTACCAACTGGTGTATCATTCCCATAAGAAGTAATATTTATAATAAACAATTAATAAATACAACATAACATGCCTATATTAAACGCAAACGAAATTATGTTTACCCAATATGAACCTAAAGTACCAAATAGGTTTATAATGTATGTAAACGGTATTCCATCATATATCATTAAAGGTGTTAGTGCCGTAAATTTCGATGATGGAGAAATTATACTAGATCACATCAACACCTATAGAAAAATCCGTAGCGGAAAAAGACTATGGGGTGATATGACATTCACATTATTTGATCCAATCGCTCCATCAGGCGCACAAGTAGTAATGGAATGGGCTCGTTTAGCATATGAATCAATCACTGGTAGAGCTGGTTACTCAGATTTCTATAAAAAAGACATTACATTTAATGTTTTAGGCCCAGTTGGTGACGTAGTATCAGAATGGGTTGTTAAAGGTGCTTTTATCAAAACAGCAAACTTTGACGATTACGATTGGTCAACATATACAGAAGCAGTTAATCTTACTATGACAATTGGTATGGATTATTGCATCTTAAATTACTAACATGAATCAAATTCTTAAACAACTAATTCAAGAATGTATTTCTGAAGCACTTGACGGAAACGTAGGTTCTGACGGAAATGTAGATCAACATAGAAATAGTGTTGATAACATGCAACGTGGCTTTGCCTATATGCTTGGTGAATTAGATGTATTAAAAGATTATAGTAAATTAACAGATAGAGAGAAATCCGAATTTGTTTCAGGAATAAAAGGATATATTGATCGTTATTTCTCAGAAAGAACAGATGCTCCTAAAAATTAAATAAAAAACCCGATAGAAATATCGGGTTTCTTTTACAAAAAACATAGTTTCATTATATTTATATATATAAAATTAAAATAAGTTTATGACAGATTTAAAAATTCCAACGGAAACGGTTACATTACCATCAAAAGGTCTTGTTTACCCTGAAACATCGTTGTTAGCTAAGGGAGAAATCGAAATGCGCTACATGAGTGCACGAGATGAAGATATCTTAACTAACATTAACTTCATTAAGCAGGGAACTGCTATTGATAAATTACTAAAATCACTTATAGTAACACCAATTGATATTGATGAGTTGGTTACAGGTGATAAAAACGCAGTTTTATTTGCTGCTCGTATCTTAGGATATGGTAAAGAATATTCATTCAAATTTAGAAACGAATCAACAGGTAACGATGACGAATATACCTTAGATTTAACTACATTAGATGAAAAATCTTTAGACGAAAATATATTCGAAAAGGGTAAAAACGAATTTGAATTTCAATTGCCTAAATCCGGTAACACCGTAACATTTAAGTTACTAACAGGTAAAGACGATAAAGCAATTGACGCGGAACTTAAAGGACTTCAAAAGATTGACCCAAATGGCTCATTTGAGAATACTACGCGTTTAAAGCGCATGATAATCGCAGTTAACGGCAAGACTGACTTAGTATCGATTGTAGATTTCGTAGATAACTACCTGTTAGCCCCCGATTCACGAGCATTAAAAAAATATTATAACGAGATATCTCCAGATATTGAAACTACAATAACTTTAAACAAAGATGGCTACGTTCAGGAGGGCGTAACTATCCCTATTGGGATTAGCTTTTTTTGGCCTGACGCCTAAATATCGAGAATATCTATTTTCTAGAATACATGAAATTGTATTTTATGGAAATGGAGGATACGATTGGAATACAGTCTACAATTTGCCTATTTCGCATCGTGATTTTATATATCATAAAATTAGAGAACATTTTGAAAAACAAAATGCTGATGCTGAAAAACAACAAAAATCTATGAAATCAGCTTCATCAACAACTGTTAAACCCCCAATGAATCCAACCTACACAGCAAAAGCCCCACGAAAGTAGGGCTTTTCATATTTATCTATATAATACACTACTATGGCGGACAATGTTAATAAACAAGATCTTCAAGATAATACCGGAGAATTAAATAGATTTAATGATTCATTACGAGAATCTATAGATTTATCGAGATCTTTATCTAAAAATGTTAAATCTGTTACCGATGCTCTTAAACTTTCTAAAGGAGCAAATAGTGAACTTTATGCTGACTTAAGTAAATATAATGACGCGTTAAAACAAGCCCAAAACTTATCTAAAAGGTTACTTACTGGGCGCGTAAAGGAACAAGAAGTATCTGAAGCTTTAAGAAATATTGAAAAGACTTATGGAGAGTACATGACTCGAAATAATAAATCATTTGGTGAAAGAGGTAGATTTACTATAAGACAAAAAAATCTTCAAGAAGAACTTAATAAATTAGCCGATAAAGAAGTTAAACGTCAAGAAGATATAGCTAGTGCTGATGCTCGTATTGATGGTCTTAGACGTGATTTAGCTGTTAAAGAAACAGCTCGTCAAGCTACAATGTCTTCTACTCAAAGAAAAATAGAAGATAAAGCTATTAAAGCTATCAAAGAACAAATTAAAGAGGAATCTGAACTCATTAGAGTTATTGAGGGTGGGGCTAAAAATAATGAGAGAATTATTTCTAGAAAAGCTAAAGAGCTAGAAAAAGTTGATGAAATACTAGAAGCTCATAAAGGCATCCAACGCCAATATGAAGAGGAGATAAAAGCTAATGAAATTCTTCTTGATCAAGTTAAAAAACAAAATTTACAATATAGACTTACTAAAGGAGGAATTGATGGTTTATCTAGCGGATTAAAAGATATAAAAAATCTATTTAACCCATTTTCAGCAATATTTGAATTTATTAAAAAAATTGCATTTGCTGCTTCTGATCAAGTAACTAGAATACAAAAAGGTTTAGTTACAAGTAGAGAAGAAGCATATGCTTTAAGACAAGGATTTAATGATGCTGCTGTTGCTTCTGGCGATGTAGCAGTTAATACTGAAAGAATGGTTGCTGCTAATACTGAATTAGGTAAGCAATTAGGATTTAATTCTCGTTTTAGTAATGACATGAACATACAGTTCATCAAATTAACTAAACAACTTGGGATTAGTGAAGAAGCAGCAGGGGGTTTAGCAAAACTTACTAAAGCAAACGGATTAGAATTTAAAGACGTTAAAAATACAGTTTATCAAACTACACAAGCATTATCTTCTCAAAACGGTATTCAAATAGACCAAAGAGAAGTTATGGAGGAAGTAGGTAAAATAACTGGCCAAACATTAGCTATGTTAAAGGGTAATCCTAAAGCATTAACTGAAGCTGTTGTTCAAGCTAAATTATTAGGTACTACTTTAGAAAGCGCTAAAAAATCTGGAGCTGCGTTACTTGACTTTGAATCATCTATTGAAAACGAATTACAAGCCGAATTAATTACTGGAAGACAGTTTAATTTAGAACGTGCTCGTACTGCTGCCTTAACTGGGGATTTAACAACTGAAATGAAAGAGTTAGCAAATCAAGGAATTGATTTTAATAACTATTCTAACATGAACGTTATTGCTCAACAGAAAATAGCAGATATGATGGGTAAAACTACCGATGAACTTACAGACCAATTATTAAAACAACAATATTTGGGTATGTCACGAGAGCAAATTGTTGCTATGAGTGGTGAAGAGGTTGCTAATAGAGTAGAAGCATTAAACGCTCAAGATAAATTTAATCTTGCTATGGAAAAAATGCAAGATATCGTAGGAAAAATAGCAGGCGGTGGCCTTGGTCAATTAGCAGACATGTTAGCTACCATGTTAAGCAGTTCAGAAGGTCTAGTAATTGCTTTAGGAGTAATGGCTGGTATATCAATGACTAAATTAATAGTAGGATTAGCAGCTTCTGCAGTTCAAGCAGGAATGTTAACAGCAGGAGCCATATCAGCTAATGCTGCCCTTACTTTTGGTGTTGGGACTGCTATTGTTGTAGGTGCTATTGCTGCCGGTATGATGGCTTATTCTAGTGCTAAAGAAACAGCAGCTACACCATTTGCTGCTGGTGGTATAGTTTCGGGTCCTACTAATGCTTTAGTTGGAGAGTATGCTGGAGCACAAAATAATCCTGAAGTAATAGCACCATTAAGCGATTTACAAAACATGATTCGACCACAACAATCTACTACAGTTATTCAAGATAACTCGGCTGTTGTAAACGCTATTACTGCTTTAGGAGGTATAATGAAAGGTGTTAATGATGGTGTAACCCAATTATCTAATAAATCATCAACCATTATTATGTCCGGAGATAGAGTAGGAACAGCATTAGTTAAAGGTAACTATAATTTAGCTTAATTCAATATTTATAATAAACATTAAAACACAAATAATATGCCAACATCATTAGTAACCTTACTACAAACCCCAACATCGTACACTAATGCAGTGCCTAAATGGAATGGAGGAGCAGTACCACCAACGTTTCAACCAAACGTTAACCCAAACCCTCCAGGGTCTCGTCATAATCAATATTCAATAAATGGAAACCCACCTATTCAAATAATAGCAGGTGGATTTGTACCATTTATACCAACGCCATCGCGTTTAGAAGAAGCAGACCCTTTAAATACAGCACCATATAGAAGTGCACTAGGACTTAGATACGTAGATTATCCACACCCTTAATACTTAGTAATGAGTATATTCCAACAGGCTACATTAACTAATCTAAGGAATTTAAGATACGGACGTGATACAATAGGTGGTGGTGATAGTGGGGCTCCATATATTACTACACCTATTCCTGCCGCTTTAGACCAACAAGCCGATCCTAACGATGCTGTAGGAATTGACGGTGGTCTAATTAGAGGAGGATTTACAGGGGCAACAAATGCTTCTCAAAAAGATTTCATTCGTATTGGTAAATTCTTAAAAGATGCACCACAAGGTCCATTGTTTGTAATTAAACAAGTTGGACTCCAGTTATCTAACCCACAGTTGGAAGCACCTATAGGATCTCCTTTAACTAATTTATTACAAGGAAATATAGGTACTCTTTTAGGAGGTAGTTCTACTTCTGCAATTAATATAGGTCCTACTCGTATTTACAATGGTGGTATTAATACTTTACTTCAAGTTCCAATTACTGCTTTTGGAGGTCATATAACTAGACATGGTTTATTACCTATTCAATTATTTGACTCTGAAAAATATGAAAATGTTGCATTTACTAATAATCAAGAAGATCAAGGAGTTAATAATAGATTAGTTAGATTAAAAGCTAAATTAGCAAAAGATCTTAATGCTAATATATCTCAATATATTAGTGGTCCTGGTTCTATTGATGGTATTGGAATTACTACTATTCCTCGTTTTAATTTTACATTAAATAATCCTCAATATTTACCTTTAAATACCCCTCTTGAACTTTCACAAAATGGCTTTAGTTCTAATGCTGTAGATGAAAATTTTGATTATCTCTACCAACGACCAGATTTAGAGCCCAACTATTATAATGCTCAGGGGGTCTCATTACAGTATTTAGATAATAAGGCGGCTTTAATAGAAATAAATAATAATATTCACCTCAAGAAGGTAGAACTAATAACTCTACAGAAAATAGTCAATTTGACCAAGGTGTTATTAACTATGGGGCTGCTAAAAATTATCTAGCCTTACAAGGGGCCATTAATAATCAAACCAATAGTAATAGAATAGGAACTGCTTATTTTGGTCAAAATATAGGTACTAAAGTTGGAGTAAGTCAAATTAGTAATGCAAATCAAGTTATTACACCGGTTCGTTTTAATATAACGGGAAGATCTAAGTATAAAAATTTACCTTTAGGTCAATATAATATGGATTCTCGTTTAGGTTTAAGTGAAGCAAACGGATTTTCCGATGAAGTTAACCTAACTCCACTATACTATGCTGACAGCGCCCCAGGAGCATCTTACATTAAAATACCAGGAACATCACAACCAACTAAAGTAAGAGATTTAATTAAGTTTAGAATTGAAGCTGTTGATAATGATTCG